GTAATAATGCCGGGCTATCCGGTCGTCACAACTTACACGACGCGTCACTTTCGCCACTTTCGAGAGTGATTGTATATGTTGCGCCGAAAGGCGAATGATAAAAACGCTAAAACGCGAGTGTTTCAAACGAGGAAACAGAGGTCATCAGTTTGCGGCTTGGGTTAAACGTAAGTTTGGTACGCTAGTGATACGCAGAGAGACCAGTTATGGCGAAGGTGTATCACTTCCGTGTGTTATATGTCGAAAGGTCATAGATAAGCATGGCATTCGTTGGAAAGCATACGATGGAGAGACCTGGATAGATAGTTTGAACACAAAAAATATACCCAAATCGAAACCAACTAATAAACAACGTCGAATTCTAAGGTTTGGGCTTAATGATGAGTCCAAGTGCTGATTCAAGATTGTTCTGGTTTCGTTTGAGTGGTTTATCTCTCTTTAATTTGAGTGTCTCGTTTTTACCGGATGCACTCTTTATTTCATCCATCTTTTTTGTGTTTGAAATAATTGGTATTAACCGGTCTTCATGAGGTTTCATGTCTATTTCTTTGGGTTTTTCTTTGTCGACGACGCTATTATTCCTAAATTCTTCTATAGTGAGGTCCCCACCAAACACATTGAGTCTTTCACGTAGAGGTGCTATTGTTATCGAACCAAGTTTGTTATATAACTTTTTTCGCATAATGATAATGTTACTGCATATGATACCTCCACGTGTAATTCCGTATTTATCTATGGCGTATCTTTTCATACAACTCCAAGAACAGAATCCACCGCATGTATAAAATTTACTACGTTTATCATCGTATTTATATGGGAGTTTCAAAGTTTCACCTTCAAATGGATGACAACACCACCAACACCACATACATTAAAGGAAATGGTAGTCTTTAAGTGTTATTTTTTTCTCAGCACAAAACAAACAACATGGGTGGTGGAGGAAGTAGTACCATCAACCAGGAATTCAACATGAGTGTTGTGAATGATGTCATGTATAATTCAGTGACCAATAACGAATCCATCAATGAAAACTCCATGCAGAACATTCAAAATATGGAACTCAATATATTGGGATCTGTCGGGTGTAATATAACTACCGATCAAGAGATTACATCAAGTTTTATGGCGACGACTGAACAAATTACAGAAAGTTTCCAATCCGTTGAAAATGATATCGTGAGCGAACTTCAAGCACAGGCGGGGGCGGCACTCGATAAACAAACACAAATGGGGAACATGCAATTCGGTGACAGACAAAACGTCAACCAAAAGATTAACACAGAAATAGAAAACATCGTGAAAACTAATCTCGAAACCAATAACCTGACGAAAACGATAAATGAAGCTGTTAATATTCAAGACCAAACGATTAACATTGGTGAAGTATACTGCTTTAATGGCGAATCCCTGACATTCAAACAAAACATATCGGCCGATCTCGCCGCACAAGCCGTCGCGAAGAACTTGCTCTCGGCTGTCACGACCAACAAAATGGCAAACGAAATCGTAGCCACGGGTGAAGCCACCGCCGGGTCCAAGGCTGGCGGGGCTGCCGAAGCCATTGAATCGGCCGGTGAGGCGGTATCGGGTGTGGTTGGTGCAGTCACCGGTCCCATGAAATATGCGATCATTGGCGCCGTGCTGTCGTGTGTGATGATAATCATCGCCATGGCCATGATGGGTATGTCCCCAGCTGGTCAAAACAGGCTCAAGACCGCGAACTTTTCTAAAATGAAAATGCCCGGTATGCGACGTTAAATTACATTTTTGTTCTCTGTGGTGTACTGTTACCACTAAAAACAAAAATTTACAAAGACTCGAGGTACGCGATCAATTCTTCGCGGTCACCTGACTTCACGAGTGGAATGATCTTCGCGAGTTTTTCTTCATCTTCAGTTAACTCCTTCGCCATACCGTAGACGATGAATGGGTTGATAAACTTTTCTGGGGAAGCTTCCTTGATGTATTTCACCGCCTTAGAATCCTTGCCCTCCAATTTTTCACGTCGAATGGTATACAGCCAGTATGCCACGACGACCAGTGATACAATCACAGCTATTGTGTTAATCTGTCTGTTCTTCATTTATATATATAAAGAAATAATTTTTCTTTAAATCAATGATTTTGAGTATAGATGTTGGTATACGAAATCTGGCCATGTGTCAATTCGAGGAAACATCCAATCTCGTCGTGAACTGGGATGTTTCAGGTGTACCACCTGAGCACAAAGACGGATTATTTGTGTCCTTACGAAAACATCTAGACGAACGACCATGGGTACTCGATTCAAACATAATTCTTATAGAGAAGCAACCTGATAGAAATAAGAAAATGAAAATGGTAGAGAACTTTTTACATGCATACTTTGTTATAAAATCACCGAATTCAGAAACAATAATTTATGATGCAAAATTTAAGATTCCCGATGTGTGTGGTCCGGGTAAAGCACAGTATCTAAAACGAAAAAAAGTATCCATCGAGCGGTGTGAAGCCTTTTTAAATAGCAATCCCGTGAATTCACATTGGCTTCCTATATTCAAAGAATCCAAAAAGAAAGATGACCTCGCGGATACGGTGATGCAAGCCATTAGTTTCACGAAACGTGTGGAACCACTCAAGAAAACCGTAAAAAATAAAAAACTTGTGGCTAGAAAACCAAACCAAAACCAAAAAGAAACGCGTTATTCTAAATCAAATCTCGCGTGGATTTACCTTAACAAACCCGAGTGTGAGTGTCTCGATAAAAACAAGAGATTTATGAAAGATTTAAAAAGGTATTATAAAAGTATAGAGGAGCTCGGGGAAGAATGCAAAACCTCGTAGAAAAATATAAACGTGAGATGGACCGATACAAAAAAATATCTTTAATGATTAATGCTCAGGTATGCAGCGACATTCACCGAGCTCCCACGTGTAATTCGAATGTTACACAGGCGAGGCGAGAAAGTCATAGTTGACTATGCAAAAGAAAATTGTAGATTATCCGATGCGTTTCACATTACAGAGACGACTAAAGAAATCATCACAGCACTTCCCGTCGGATCTATGTCAGCCATAAAACTCACGAGTTTTGGATCGAGAGAATCGAAGATAGATGCAAGAGATTGCGCACATAATATCATAAAACATGCGAAGACGTGTGGTGTTAAGGTGTGCTTAGACGCCGAAGATGTGTTGTACCCAGACATATGTTATGACATGATGGGAGAATACAATACAAAAGACGATGTACATGTGTATAAAACGTATCAGATGTATAGACGCGACGCCATGGAAGAACTCTTACACGATATAGAAGGAGCACACAGGGATTCATTTAAACTCGGTGTGAAACTCGTGAGAGGTGCATACTTGAGAAACCAAAAAGGTTTATTTGATACGAAAGCTGACGTTGACAATGAATACAAAAAAGCCATGACGTATACGCTCGTGTGTCCACATACACACACTATTTTAGCGACACATAACGCGCCATCACTCCGATACGCGACAAAATTTGACAAAGACCGATACGTCACAGCGCAATTGTTAGGAATGGGTAAAAAAATAGGTATAGAGTATAGATATGTACCGGTAGGTAATCTATATGAACTCACACCTTATTTAATAAGGCGCCTCAAAGAAAGGATGTCATGGGATTAAAAAGTTTAAGGATTTAAAGTGTTTAAACCATATATGTCATTTAAGCTACTAGAGGAATGTCTGGAATCGCATACTGTGTCTGGGATAGCCAAGAAACTAAATATAGTGTCCGGTACGGTAAATAGATGGATTCTGTTAAAAGATGTTCCATCCAATTATGAATTTGATTTACTCAAAATACTCGGTAAGAATATAGATTACAGTGAGTATACACATAAATCGAAGGATCAATTTTTTACTCCACAAGGCATGGCAAAAAAATGCATAGATACATTCTTCCGCGTCACGGGTGTAAACCCGGATGAATACACGTTCATAGAACCATCCGCGGGAGACGGGAGTTTTTTCAATGCATTGTCGCATAAAAAGATAGGTATAGACATAGAACCAAGATGTGATGGTGTATCCAAATTAGATTTCCTAGGTTGGACTCCACCAGATACATCTTTGAAGTATGTGGTCATTGGAAATCCACCGTTTGGATTAAGGGGGCACATGGCACTGAATTTCATAAATCACTCACATGCGTTTGCGGATTACGTAGCTTTCATATTACCACAGTTATTTGAAAGTGATGGTAGGGGGTCACCTAGAAAACGAGTACAAGGGTATAACCTCATTCATAGCGAAAAATTGAGTGGGATGTTTCACATGCCTAATGGAAATGAAACTAAAATAAACGGTGTTTTTCAAGTGTGGTCTAAACACACAAACAATGATGAATTTGAAATAAAAAAGGTAGACAACGAAGATGTGTGTGTATACTCTATATCAGATGGGGGCACCGTAGCATCTAGAAGAAATGTAAAAATGATAGGAAAATGTCATGTGTATCTACCATCTACATGCTTCGGCGAAAACAATATGAAAACGTATGACACGTTCGATGAATTACCGGGTAAGAAGGGGTATGGAATATTTTTTAAAAATAATGCTGAGTGTTTAATTAAGAAAGCTAAGCACATCGAATGGTCTAAAGAGAGTTTCAAATCAACAAACTCAGCTTTGAATCTAAGAGCGTCGATAATTCATCAACTGCTTGGATGAGATCGAGTGGTTGGATACGCTCACGAATCCAATCACCAAACGCATCGTCTGCTTGACCGTGTGCGATTTTCATCGTGATCTCTGAATTCATACCCTTGTTAAGTACACACTCGCTTGTGTCAAGTTTATAGACATCATTGGTTTTCTTCCTAGAATGTGCCGTGCGCTGTAATATGGGATGCTTACTCTTGAGGTTATAGGAGTCAATGACAGTAAAGTATGTCTCATGTGGCGAGATATCGACAAACACCCAAAAGTCTGGTGAATTGTCGTTAGACAGGGTTTCGTGTTGGAACGTGGAATATTCACCCATTCGAGCCGTTTTTACTTCCACCTTTCTTCCACGTATTAACATGTCATACGGTCTATCAGAAGATCCTTTTTTGGAGATATTTTTGTTCCCATCCCATTCAACGTCTATGCCATACTTTTTGCAGAGGTTGAATAGGAGCGCCTCACCCCCAGATCCGATCGCATCAGCACTCAGCTTGCGGATGTCTTGAAGCGGCGAATCATCCCACGCACTCACCTTTTTCGCAGAAGTTTCAATAAATGCTATCAAATTGTCAAAAATAGTAGCCATTTTATTACTTACTAAATACATTCACTATCATCCACTTAGGTACTAAAATGATGGCATAAAGATTTAGCTCGTTATATATTTAATCATGCAGAAAGATGTCTTGGATCACGGATTTGTTCGCCTCGTGGACCACATGCCTCGGGAAGATGTGGATGCGGCCATCGTACAATCTGCCCGAGTCTCGTATGGAGATGGGACTAAAACCTCACGAGGAGACCGCGGACTTATTCGATATCTCCTTAGACACTGGCACACAACACCCTTCGAAATGGTGGAATTCAAGTTTCACATCAAGATGCCCATCTATATCGCTCGACAGCATATGCGCCACCGCATGGCCAGCATCAACGAACTCTCCGCCAGATACTCCGTCGTTCCGACACAATACTACGAACCAGACGTTTTACGCGGGCAATCCAAAGTAAACAATCAAGGTTCAGAAGGTGTCGTAGATGTAGGGGAAGAACTCTCGTCAAAGGTTTCCGAAAAACTCAGTGAATCTTTTGAGTTATACCAAGACCTTCTTGATAGAGGTACGTGTAGAGAACAAGCGCGTGGTAACCTTCCACAATCGACGTACACAGAATTCTATTGGAAGATCAACCTTCACAATCTCATGCATTACCTTCATCTACGTATGGATGAACACGCCCAAATGGAAATTCGCGAATATGCTAATGCGATTTACGAACTGGTCAAACCCCTCGTCCCCGTCACGATGGAGGCATTCAAGGATTTCCGCGCGGATGCCATGCATTTAACTGGACCTGAAATCAGGGCTATCGTCACCGGTGAAAAGATTGAATCACCGGGTGAAAGGCGTGAATTCGAAGAAAAATTGAAAAGATTGAATATTAATTTGTAATGTTATATTAACATGCTCTCTATTGCCTCGACCCAAGCTAACATAAACGCGATTCGAAAGAAGTTCAAGAAGTACGGAAAAAAGATGAAGAAACAGCGAATTGACGATTTTACGTCTATTCGTGAGCGTCTTTCCGAAATCGCAGAGGGTGAAAAGACTCGATCCCGTGAGATTTTGGAAAGCCACAAAGCTTTCTTTGCCGAAGAAAAGAAACCAACAGAAGAGGTTTCTATCGACTTTTATAAGAAGTAAACGCGAACCATGCACTCAACGCAGACAATAATGTAAAAGAAGGTAAGTGTTCTACCATGTTCCCAGCTATGACCGCAGATAACACACTATACTGCGCATAACGCATTTCCTTTCTCGTCTTTTCTAACGATCTTTTCATAGATGCCCTGGACTCTTCCAAGCCCAGGACAGCTGTGCTTATGTTTTTTATACGCGAAGGCATTTCAAATGATGTCGAAAACACGTCTTGAATATCGAAAGAATCCGTGAATTGATCGCGTATCATGGGTTCGAGGTATTCGTAATAATTGAAATTTTCATCGAGTTTTATGCACGTACCTTCCACCGTAGAAAATGCTTTCGCGAGATACACGAATGATGTAGGAATCGTGAATGGTTTCTTTTGTGCGAGAGATAAGAGTATCTCATCTTCGAGAATATCATTCTTGAAACTCCCACCATCGAGTGTCTCGAGATAGTTCAGTGCGGTCTTGAAAAATATTTCAATGTCACTGGTATCACTCGTCGTCGGAACTATTATATTTAGTTTTATGAGTGTCTGTACTATACCTTTTGTGTCCCTATTTATGATGCATTTAAACAGGTCTTGGAAACCTTTTTTGAGTTCATCAGATATATCTATCACAAGACCAAAGTCATAAAACACGAGTTTACCATTTTTAGAAAAACCTATATTTCCCGGGTGTGGATCGGCGTGAAAAAGCCCCTTTTCCATGGTTTGAATCACATAAGATGTGATGAGCGCTTCGCACACCTTTTTGGGGTTTACATGTTCGTCGTGTATTTCCGTAAGTTTTTCCGATTTTACATATTCCATGACTATCATGTCTTCACTCGACAGTTTGCGATACACGCGTGGTATTTTTACCCATTTCACACCCTTAAAAGCGCGTCGCATGCGATTCGCATTATTCATCTCTTTCACATAGTCAGATTCAGATAATAGGTAATCGATGGACTCTTCGAGTACACGACCGGAAGTCGTACCCGTGTCTACCCCCACCTTTTCTAAAAAGTTCACGACATCCACTATATTATCAGTGTCGCGTTTCATTATATCGTAAATATTGGGGCGTTTTATCTTCACTACAACTTCACGTCCATCCAATAACTTAGCTTTGTGTACTTGACCTATACTCGCCGATTTAAATGGTACATATTCAAACTCTGAAAATACATTGTTCGCATTTACAACATCTTTTACACATCCCTCGTCTATCGGTGGGACATTATCCTGTAAAGATTCAAGCTCTCGTGTAAACTCTAGAGGGTAAAGGTCTGCACGCGTTGATACAATTTGGCCTAACTTTACAAATGTTGGACCGAGTTCTATTAACTGATCTCGAGTCCAAGAACCAAGTTCACCTTGACTTTTTGTGAATCTCTTGCGCCATAGAAATTCAACCGCA